CTTTGTATTTCATATTGTATCTATATTGTCGTGCTTTATTTTGTTGTTTGTTTGGCATTCTGCTTCACTCCCTTATTCCTACCGACTCACCCATTACACTTAAAGACTCCTGTTCTGCTACACAAGCGTTGTATGCGTCTCTCAATATTTTTGGGTAATGTTTTGGCTCGGTTTGCCTATGCTTCAATGAAACTAATTTACGGGCTACCTCATTAACATCACGTATGTCATATTTGTAAATCTTATTTTTATTATGGTCTATTCCAAAACTTTCTTTTGTCCTAAAGAAAAGTCTGTTTTTAGATAGAGTCATACTCAATTCTTTGATACTACAATGACCTGTTTTCTTTGTAGTACAGTCTTGTTTTTCATAGGCTGATAGTAATTCTTTACTTGTCTGAATACCATTGTCCTGTATGTATCTATAACAGAAGTCAAGCATTTGCTTTCGTGGTCGCCTACTGCCCATTTTTCTTCCTCTCCATCTGCTTCATATGAATAGCAACTTCTGCTTTTATTGCATCAAAGGCTGTTACTAAATCACCGATATTTGAGGCTTCCTTTTTCTCATATCTTTTGATGATATTTCCAATTCTTCTAATTCTATAATCCGCACTCATTCTTCCTCATCCTCCAATGTCCAATTTACGGTTTCACCACGTACTATTGTATTACCTAGAGCGTCTATGTTCCCAACCCATTTGATAGGTAATTCAGCGTCTAAACCAATGTTAAGTTTATCTTGAAAGAATAAACAGATTTGGCTTTTTCTGCCCTCATTATCCATTATATGAATCTTCAATAAATTAGGTATATCGGCGTTAGTTGCCGCTATTCGTATCTCTTTTATACCGTGTGCTGTTATGTCCGTATGTCTCATATCTAGGCCTCCATGTCTTTTTTTATAACTGTTTTCACTACGCTACGCAAGCGTGTGAGAGGGCGACGGCTATTGAAAAAGGAGGAAAATATAGCCGCCCCCTCATCTTGAGTTTTATTTAGGAAAAAACTACTCATTCTATGTCATCTCCATCTTCTAATATATTACCACTTGATACTACGTATTTTTTTGTACCGCACTTGAGGCATTCAACATCACATTCGGTCAATAATCTATTGTCTGATACCGCACATACGTTGAATATTGTAGTTACCGACCAAAGACAAGTATCATGTTCACACTTTTCTTTTATCATAATAATATCCCCACTAATATACATACTAATGATAATACTATTAAGATAATAGTTTGAGAGAAGTCATCGTCTCTCATTCGACCAACCCCATCCACCAATGAGGGGTACGTCTATCATCCCACGTAGCAAACTCTTTGCTATGATAATAACGCCTGTAAGCCTGTACCGCTTCTTCGCCTCTTGCATGACTGATGATACCTTTTTCATCGTCTGTTAATACAGCAAAGGGCTTACTTACAGCAGTCATATAATTGGGTCTATACTCATCGGGCATAGCAAGAGCAAAATGTGTACGATTGCCTTCGGGAATTAGTTTTACCATAGAACTAAGATGGCGAATACCTGCTTCACAAAAGTGAATCTTGTTATACTTGTCTGTATATTCTTTGCATATCTCTAAAGCATGACGTACAACCCATACATAGTTGGAACGTGTTTGTCCTGTAAAAATAGTACATGGGTGATTATGGTAGCCACCCTTGAGAGGCGTACCTTTCTTAGTAAGTGGCATCATGTCGGGTGTAGCACCGTGTCTAATCACGGCACTACCTAACATTTGGTAGCACTCGACTACCATTTTAGGCAGGTGTTTATTGCAGTAATCTCTTGCTGCTAATTCGGGGTTTTCATTTAGGATAAAAATATTCATTCTTCTTCGCTCCTTCTTGTTGAATAATGTATTCCACATACCCTACATTTATGTTCGCCTTGTACTTTAGGGCAGCCCGACTCTTTGCATGACATTTTATTGTATCTCATGGTACTCCGACTCCGACTTTACTTTTAAGGTTGTAGTAGTATGATTCACAAACGTGAAAGGGAGGTTGCCCCCCCAATCACTTTATGTTTATAGATAATCTCCTACTAGAGACTCCCATGCCTTTGCTTTCATTCTTGAGCCTGTACCCATGATTGCCGACTCGACTCTCTTGTCGTTAGACTTCTCACCTTTGCGGTCAAATGTCCATTCGTGGTCTATGTAGTACGTTGCTGTATTGAAGGCAGCGAAGGCACTAGAACCGTTACCGTTGTGGTTGTTGGTAGGATGTGCTTCGACCTCTAGCAATCTCTCTAATGTGTTGTTACCTCTTGTAGTCAATCCTAGAGGGTTAGTCGCTTCAACTAACTCTTCATTTTGTTTTATCCCAAAAGTATCTAGGTAAAAAGAAACTCTATCTTCTTGAGTCATCTCAATGTTGACTAATTCTTGAGCATCTAAGACGAATTGTTGGTTGAGCATATCCACTACTTTTAGTGCCTCGACTAATTCCGCTACTCTCTCTTCTTGCTTTGCTGAGTGGCGTATTACTAATTTCTTAGGGTCGATACCTGCTCTCTTGATACCTGCCATTAGATGACTAAATTGGTTAGAGCATCCGATAATTACGTTGCTAGGAATTACTCTAATTCCGCCGCTACCGTCATGCGTATTTGTGAGGTAAATGTATTGGTCAACATCATCCCATCCTTGTATAGTAAATCCTTCGGGCAGTTTGAAAGAAGCGAATAATTTCTCTCCTTCGCCAATCATACCTATCTTATCCCAATCAATTTCACCGCGTTGTACTAATTCATTAGCAATACCTAATAGTCTATCATTTTGCATTGGTACATATGTACGGCCTACTACGCCTAAAGTCATGTCGTTATCTTGTCTAAAGATACGATTAAACTTAGACCTAATCGGTTTACCTTTCGAGGTATATAGTGGCTCTATTGCCACATCGAAGTTAAGTCCGGCGTTAGCCAAGACCTCTTCGGCAGTCGTTCCTTGTGCGTCATTTCCAAAGCGGCCAATTGCCGCCATCATGTTTCTCATTGTCATGTTATTGTTCCTCCCTGTTTGTTGGGTGAATTGTCCTCGAGGCTTCCACTCTTAAAGGTGTCGCTTCGTGCCTCTCAAGCGTCGTATATTTCGCTTTAGCGAAGTTAGTTTTGGCCCTAATTAAAGGTGAATTATAATCCATTCAAAAATCCCTCACTAGTATTGAATCATCGTCTAAAACGATGTGATAAGTGTTATCTTCTAAGTACTCAAAAACATCGTCAGAATCGTATGTCTCATGCGTTGTATCTAGGTATGTCTCTTTTACTTCGTCTATGTCGTCGTATTGAGTCCACTCGCAACAAATACCTATAACATCTAATTCATAAGCCTGTGATAACTCAAATTGTTCTCCGACCATTTCATCATAATAATGGAATAACTCTTCAACTGCTTCTTCGGTAAAATTACCATGCGTCTCACTAGTTTTCAATCGCCCGTATTTTCTAAATGCGTCTATCATTCCGTATTTTCCTATTCTTGTGTATATCATTTTTCTGTCTCCTTGTATTTGTCTCTAAACGTACTTTGCTCTTAAATCTATCTTATTGCGCCTCACAAGCGTCAACAGCAAATTGAGGCCAAATCCTATGTACTAGGCTCAATAATACTAGATGATGCGGTTCATTTCTATCAAACCTTTCATGTGTGTCGCTACTTTGATTATAATTTTCTAAGAACCAACCATCACTAACTAATTCTAGTGCGTGTTTTTGTGTCAATTTTTGTTCGTCATTTTCATATTCCCAAATCATATTTATTGCTTTATGTGCATCCATACCATTAGTACAATAAAAGTCATGTTGAATATCTAAACGATGACCTAATAACATAGCCAAATCTGTATCATCTAATACCGTTGGTTCGGGTCGTATTGTCATTCTTACTTTATTGTCTGTCCACATTAACGGTTTGCCGTGTGCGCCTAATCTTCTTCTTGTCATATATCTCTCTCCTTATCCTTTTCTCTTAAATCTATTTATTGTGTATCGCAAGCGTCGCATATTACTCGCATCTTAGCCTCTCTAATATCGTTCTTGTGAACCTTTGCCGCCTTGATAGCAGGCATCTCAATCTTACATCCCGAACATACTCCGGCAATTCCTTTTAGCATAAAACTAACTGCCTCGGTTGTGATACAATCGGCTGAATGTCTCCATGTTATCGGGTTGATATTTATTATTTTCTTAATACTAACAGCCTCATTGATGAGGGCAATTTTAGCGGCTGATAATCCCGCTTTGTGGCAGGTTGGAAGATGTTGCCTTTGAGGGCAACCACATTCACGGAATCCTGTAAATCGACCATTCGATGAACCGACTCTTGCCTTGACTTCACCTTCACCATTCTGACCGCCTGTTTTACCTCTTGCTGATGCAATAGGACACTTCTCACCGTGTGCCTTGTGGTCGCGACCTTTGCAGGCTTTATATCGGCATGGTTTGCCGACTTGAGGACTTACTTTTACCTCGGAAATAACTACGATTTCAAGACCTGCTTCTCTCATTAATTTTCGATATTGAGTAGTGTGGCCGCCTAGCGACCTCGATGAATATTTGATGCCTAGAGCCATGTTATTTCGAGCCGTTTCCATGTCGGCCTTCTTAGCCTCGATTCGTGCTAGAATATCGCTCATTCAAATCTCTCCGAAGGGGTTACAATCAGGGCTACAAGCACCCAAATGATGAATGCTATCAGCCGGTAAGAATTGGCTCACAAGTTCACTAGGGTACTTGATTACACACTCACAAAAGGGGCATATGTCGTTAGGCGTTGGGTTCGCGTTGTTGTCCATTAATCCGTGATACGTGGGTTCGGTACTTATAGTTATGGGAAAAGTAACCTCGATTGATGGGGTTATTATTCCGGTTGAAATAAGTCGCCTATGATGTTGACCCTCTAACATACCTATCAAGGCGTGTGAGAGCATCCACACGTAAAAAGGTTGCTATGTACGCATCACAAGCGTCAAAGTCAAAATCTGCTGATTGACTTGCCTGTATAATAGAGATAGAATCGCATTTACTTTAACCCTAATACAAACCTCCCTTTACGATTATTCAATACCCGCCATGACCTAACCTAATCTGAGATGAGATGGGGGTTTATAATCATTATGAATCGTGATTCACAAGCGTCGAGAGAGTACCACGTCGCAAAGACTATAAACCCGCAGCCCGTCTTAGACACGAATAATAATAACGGGGTTGGGAGGTAATTACAGTCCACCCCGCGCCTGAGATGAGATGGCGGTATATATACTTTGGTATATCACAACCACAAATCAAGTGAGAATGCCACACCCATAAGTATATAAGCAGATTTGGATTTGGATTCAGACACACGTTTTTATTTTTGTATAGTACACACTAGTGTGTGATTCGGATTTTAGAAGTCCAGCCCGTTTTTAAGATGAGATGGGGGCTTATAATCTTTTGGATTTTGGATTCTCATTCGGATTTTTGATTTTGCTTATTTTTTGGATTTTCTTTATTTTTCTTTTTTTTCGTTGATTTTCCGGCTGATTTCAAAGTATTATATAAAAACAAAACCTTCTTAAGCAAATGCTTCTTAGAAGGGTCATGGAGATAGACGGTACATATCTAATGCACAACAATGAACGCCTCTCGTTTAGCGAGGGTTATCAAGTGGGGGTCTATTTAGAAAGACCTACATTCTTCTTATTTCAAGAAGTTCAAGCCTACGTCATTAAGATGTTAGGTATTGATGAACAAATAGAAGTTATAGGAAATATATTTTCAGTTTGTGAAAGTGAGGTTTTAATTTCATGCGATAGCGGACACTCAATATTATTCGACTTAGCCATGTCCGAAAAACAATTTGACACGCTTAAATCGTTCTCAATGAATGTTAACAGCCTAAATAATTTCATCCCTCGCAACTTTTACCAAGATACGCCACTTAATTTATTCGGCGGAATATGGGAAGATAAAGAAGAACGGATTCACGTTGACGCTTCAACATGGGTTCAAGATTTAGATGCGGCTTTAGAATTAGGGAAGAAATATAATCAGATTTCAATATTCGATTGGTCAATAATGAAATGCCGATGCACTAAGACGGGTGAAATATTAAAATCTTAAATCTAAACTTGGAGGTCTTACACTCCACAAAAAAATAATTTTGGATTTGGATTTAAGGCGTACGCTTTGTCTTTTGTATATATACACAAGTGTGTAATTTTGGATTTTGGGATTTGAATCTTTTTTGGATTTTTGGATTTTGAACTTTTTTCTTTTTTTTACCTGCCTGCCTGCCTGCATAACAAATAAGGCCGAGATTACTAAAACCATAAGTATATATACCCCCCCCGTCTAGGATAGAACATGGAGGAAACACCCGACATGAAAGAATATATTGAAGAACGAATGCGAGCATTGTATGTGAGTGGGGCTAGTGAGAAAGAACTAGACTCATTCATGACAGGTGTCTTAGAGACACTACACAGCCTAGGTGAAGAAGCACCGGTCATTTGGGTTGTAAACTATATGGCAGGTCGTGTTGACCGTCTATATATGACAGATGAAGAATGGGATGCTGTCAACGCAGAATATTAAGCCCTAAGAAAAAGGAGACATAAAAACTCGGGGGGTATATATCCCCGAGTATAAAAAATTGGATTTGGATTTTGGATTCAGTTTTTATTTTTATTTTTTACACACAAGGGAAAGGGTATAACTTGTCGCATAAAGGAGGTTATCGGGGGGTTATGACATGGGATGGGGGTATATAGTCTTTCGGTACTACTATTCTCACTATGTACCACAAAAAAGTGTACTTGGGGGTTATGATATGAGATGTAGGCTTATAGTCTTTCCGCCCTACGGGTCTGTTATATTGTCAAGAATCCATTATCAAAAGTATTAAGTACTAACCTCTCGTCCTAGAAAATGTAATAGGAGGCGGCGAAAAAATGACAGATGAAAAATATGATTTATATTGGGGAATTATTACCTACAAAGACGGTAATATTGAGGCAATTGTAGCAACATCAGAAGAAGCATATTATGCATATGAGAAATACCATGAATGTAAAGTATCTATGCCTAATTATGGCTATTTAGACAGCATGAAAGACTTCGATGATGAAATGTTATCAGAAGTAAATTATGATGCTGAAGAAGAAGCAAAAAAAGAAGCATTACTTCAAAAGATATTAGCACAAAGAAAAGTTATGGAAAATATGACTACTGAAGAAAAAGTTAGTTATGCATTAGAATCCTTTGATTTGTAAATTACAAATCTAAGAGAATGACGAAAAACTCCTGCCTCTAAATGGGGCAGGAGTCAAAAAAAAATTGGATTTGGATTTTAATATCCCTTTCTTTTTTTGTAATATATACACTAGTGTTAATAATTGGATTTGGATTCTAATAGGTTTTTTCTTTTTCTAATATAGGTAATAATAATATATAGAAGTTTGATAGTTATTTATAAAAAATGATCATTTTATAAATATAGAATGCTACATCATAGTGTTTATATGTAAATCAAGAGTCGCCTGTTTATATTGAAATAGGCGGAGGTGATAAATTATGACAGATGTAAAAAGGAAACTAAGTGCAAAAAGTAAAGCAATAGTCAATGAATGGAATGAATTAATTCTAGGTAATAGAGGAACACATAGTAGTGAGTCTTGTATTAAATTGTTAGAGGCTGCTTTAGTATGCTCTTTCTCAACTGCTACTATGGGCGGTGTCTTAGGCAAGGGAAGAGTAGCATTGATGCACGACATTCTAAACGACCAAGATGCGCTAGATATTATTGGTCGGGCTAAGCATTGGGGAGACTCTTTTGAAGATGCTCTCAAACTGCTTAACTTAGAAGATTAAGTTTAGAGATGGTCTTACACATCTCAACCCTCTCTCAAGTCAAACACTCGCAAAACTTGGGAGGGGGGTTATAATATTTGGATTTGGATTTGGATTTTGTTTTCTTTTTTCTTTTTCTTCACACTAGTGTTAATAATTATGATAATATTAAGAGAAATATCACAAACAAAAGCCTTAAGTACTGATGTTATGTCTCAGAAAATGTAATAGGAGGGCGAGAAAAAATGGACTTAGAAAAAGAAATGATAAAATTGTTATGCGATAAAAAAAATCTTGATATAACTAATTTGCTAAATCATGAAACAGATGCAATTGAAGATGAAGCATATGCTATACTATCAGATATTGGAGAAAGTGTACATGAAGCAGTATATGAAGCACTATCAAGAGTTTACAATCAATATCATGATGATTTATCATCTAACGATGTTTTCAGTGTTGATGAAAATGCGTTTTATGGTAATTATGTTGATTGTGATAGTTTGATTGAAATATTAATTTATTATTGGCGTTAAAATTAATATTGACGGAATTACATAAATCCTCTCAGGATTCAAATTAATTTGGATTCTGAGAGGGCTTCTTTTTTTTGTTTAACACACACTAGTGTTAAATAATTGGATTTGGATTCTTTTCTTTCTTTTCTTTTTCTTCATAGGGGGGCTATATGATGCTAGATTTGGTCTGCGGTGGGTTTATATTCTCATATGGTGTCTCGAGCATCATGGAGATGCTATTGATAGTAATAGTCTTAGCAAGTATGATGCTTGTTAGACTTCCTAATGATGATGCCGAAAGAACGAACGAAATGATACCGAGAGACTTTGATACTAACTTCAAAGTCGGTGTAGCAAATGCAACAAATGAAGATATTGAACGAGTGCAAAAACAACTTCAAGAATTAGTTGACTTATGTGCTGCTGAAACATGGCGAAGAAATGCCGAAAAATATGCAAAACATAACGAACTATTCCTCAAGACTCATTCAAAGTTAATTGACTTGATGAACAAGGCTTATGAGTTATATCATGAAATATATACTTGTATTGCTGATGAAGGTTGTTGGTCTATTGACAACGGCTATGATACATGGCTCAACTCATATATTGAGTGGATTAATGAAAGAAACGCCTCAATCATGAATGGTACTTGTTACGCTAATGATACTGTAAATAGAGAGGATTTTCATTGGGGACTACATAAGTTGATAGAACATATCTTTGATAACATAGCGTTAACTGCAAGACAATCAAGAAGGTATCTAAACTCTTGTTATACTAATTATGAAAATATTGGTAATTGGATAGATGAAAAGACTCACAAGATAGCAATTCATCCTTTACTTATCTCAGATAAGAGTAAGATACAGCCTTATAATTTACCTCATGCGGGCGATTGTACTAAATGTAGTGATTATGACGGCGTACCTTCACCGACCTTGAAAGAGACTTACTATGAAGCATCATGGCAAGAATATCCGGGCGCTATGGTAAACCCTTCTTATCATGTCTTAACTTGTGTTAGATGTGGTACTGATACGAATGGAGAGGGGGCAGGTCATTACATTGATGGTATAGACTTCAAAGGACAGTCAATGTATGCAGGTATGACAACCCATGAAGTCGCTATGATGTGTACTTGTCATGATGACCCACATGACTGCTACCCATGCAATTCAGAATACTATTGAGACGTAAAAACGGTGAGGGGTCGCCCGCTTTGCGGGTGGCCTCTCCCTTATATACCTATCGAATATTTGGATTTGGATTCTGACCGTCTTTCTTTTTTTTGTATTTACACACTAGTGTTCTATTATTTGGATTTTGCATTCTTTTGCTTTTTTGGATTTGGATTTTAGCCGGTTTTTTCTTTTTGTAGTAGGGGGGCTACTTAAAATATAAAGTAAATAAAAAAAGGCCGCCCCATGAGATGCCTGCCGACATCCCATGAGGGGTTTACGTTTGGTTTAGGGTCATCACCATTTACACCTCTAACTTACTTATTCATTTATTTCTCGCCTTTGACGATTACATTATGTATAAGTGTTATTTGACTGAGCAATTTATCTCTATTTCCTTTGATACCAAAGTACCACTTAGCATCAGAAACTTTCCAATGTCTATGAGGTTTGATACCTCTAGTCCATAGGGCTAAATCTCTCTTAGAACACATAAGATTCCATACTGCCTGTCCGGTAGCCGTACCGTTAACAGTAAGTATTTCTTCACCATTCTCAAACTTTTCTCCTTCTTCACCGTATGTTTGCATGAAGGGGGATTCCCACATTTCATCAGTGAACTGAATTACATTAGGGTAGTCTGAAGGTCTTTCTCTTACGAGTTCTCTCATATCAGAAATTATTTTATTCATTAATTATAGCCTCCTTTATTATAATTATTTATCTTGTTAAGTTAAGAGAGAGGCGGCGTATTGCAGTACGCCCCCCCTCAATTTTGTGTTAGTCCGTCTCATTAATTATTGATTTATTCTAAAACAATTCTAAGTCTCTCTTCAATAACTAACTTATTACAATCATCACAACATCGGCCTTCTGCTAAAGGTTGAGCATTATTTCCTAATGTCCAGCCCAAGTTAGGCATGATGAAATGATTGCATAGAATACAGCGTATTATATTACCATTCTTCATATTATTAACATCCTTTTATTATTACTACTAGGGAGGCATTTCTGCCCCCCTAGAGTTTTACGTATTTCCGTCTCGGCTAACTTTAACAGTTAGCGTCAATAATCCATTCTGAATATTCATATTCATCCGTGATTATACTTAGTTTTAGTTCATCTCTCATATTCATATGTTTCACCCCCGTTATTCGATGTGTTAGTAGTAGGCCACGCCCCCCATATAGAGGGGCGGGCTTTGTGTAGTTCCGTCTGAGGCATCAAGCCTCAAAGTGCTTCGATGTGGTCGACTTCGGCATTACTGATGTCAACTAAGTCGCCTAATGGTGTGTGCCATAGGTCATTTAGGTAATCAGTAATGTCAATGTCAAGCACTAAGTGTATGCGTACATCTGTCATATATCTTAGTCTCCTTTTATTTTCTGTTTTATAGTAGTCATCCGAGTTGGCTACTTACCTAGTTAAAGGGCTTCGACTTCTGAATGTGTCATAAGTATTTTTAAGTACCTCCGATTCATTTTTGATTTTTCGACTTGGGTATTAATTTATACCAATGTCTGAATTAGTGCTATCACACCTCTTCTTACTGACTTGGCGATTCGCGTGTTGCGTTTTTCCAAGCCGGCCGAGTCTCGCTCGCTACCTAAGCCTCGGTCAGCATACTCCTTATTAAGGCTTTCGGTCTAGCAATCCCGGCCCTTTTTTTAGTGCTTTTTTTGCACCGAGTGTAGTGTATAACACCTAGTGTAGTAAAACTCACTTAGTTCCAAAAATACACCGATACACGTACCTATACCCGCCTAGCATCACGAACAATTTTTTACAATTTTTTTCAAAAAAAATGTTTATAACCTTTTGCGCCAATAGCGTACTCTCTTACCCATGATTTTTTTGTATTTATCTTCCATTGAATCTGCTTGTTTAATTTTACGCATATACTTATGCACCCCGCAAGAATGCAATTGAGTCCATCGGGCAGGTACAACTTCGTTTACCTTCCACATAACTTCCTCGTTCGTTCTCCATTCGTCAAAATAGTCCGAGTCTGCTAACTCCTGCAAGCGGTCTAAATATAATGTCTTTTTACTTTTTGGGCCAAATACTGTTCTCATAATCTTCTTCTCTCCATTACTCTCCCACCAACACCTGTATTAGACGGTCTGTTAATATTTGCTTTACCACCTAACCATTGTCCACCCGTCATAGTTTTCATAACTACGGGCATATCGGGAATCTTATATGTAAATTGGTCTATTGCGTGTGCAAGAGCCATTACTGTATCGTTGTGAACACCTAAGTCCACTATTACACCATCACGCCAAGCGTGAAGTCTTAATTCTTCTAGGATAATCTCAACCATCCTACGGGTTTCATCATTACCATAAGGAAATGCAATCATCTCTCTCTCAAACCAAACCCTAAGTCTATTTAGAAGTCCTTGCTTCAAAGTCCTGTTGCCTACCTTACTAGGTCTATAATCCACTACCGCACCTTTTTGTGCAAGCAAACTTTCGTACATCTGTTGGAAACCAACATCCTCAACTGCTACTCCACAGTTACCATAGCGTTTAGACCATTCAATTAACATATCCGCTTGCTTATCCGGTGGGAAGTCATTTCTTCTCCACATATTCACAAAATGAATAAAGCCTTGTTCGTCTTGCCTAAGACATATCATTACGCTGTAATCTTTACCAAGACCATGTGCAGGGTCAAACCCTATAATGTATCTATTGTTATCTAACTTATCAGTTTGTATAGTGTGTTCCATGATAAGATTCTTACGAATTAAGTTGTTAGGATATACCGAAGCGTCATCGTCAACAACCCTACATAGGTATTCCTGCGAAAACTCCAAGTCTCCTATTGCTTCTTTCTGTTCTAACAAAAACTTTACACTACGGTATTCCGGCCAAAGTGCTTTAGGGTCAATATCCCCATCACTAGATTTCCATTCATCATAATTTACTATACTACTCCAAGTACCACTTTTCCAAGTTTTTTTGCTTAACATCTCAGTATGGTACAAATCAGTCATAGACATAGGCGTACCAACCACGTAAAACGTACTTCCGGGCGAAAGCATAGGGGAAATTGCCTTCCTAAACCATTGTTGTAAAGTGTGAGGATTCATTTCATCAGAATCAACTAACACATCGTCAAATGCTACACAAGCCGGATGTTCACCACGAATCGCTGAACCTACTGATGTAGCCATTATCCAAGACCCATTGGTAAAGTACATTTCAGTTTTATTACCTCTCTTCGGGTCGAGATACCTAGACAACTGAGGATGTTGTTTCATGTCCTCTCTAATCTCTTGTAATCTTCTAATAGCAGTATCTTTACTCGCAGAAATCAACCAACAAGTAAACGGTTTACCATTAGCCTTCTTTTCAAACAAACATTGATGTAATAGTTTTACCCTAAGAGTAGTTGACTTACTATGGTCGCGAGGCGCAATAATACAAACACGATGCACTTCTGCACCTTTTCTATCACCGTACATTTCCATCCAATCACCTATATGGTCGCCCCAAGTATAACCTAACCATTGATAAAAATACTTAATGTCTTTTCGACTACGTTCCATAGAAAAATCTTGCATAAAACCCATAATATCACCTCGGATGTAAGTCTTTCTTACCACAGTAAGGACACTTACCTTCAACCGCCAAGTGCATTTGAATA